GCGAATTCAATGGTCATGTTTATAAGGCAATTTCTGCCATATTATTCAATGGAAAATCACCATTGCACGGAGATTCAATTATGGCAAGAAGCTGGCTTGAAGATGATATCACATGGAGAGATATTTTCAAACCGAAGCAAGCACCGGGCATGCCACCGTATGAGTTCCTTGAGGCAGTTGCTAATGGTACTAACCCATATTGGGATGACATTGACCAGAACAATAAACATTGGGTATTTCCGGGTCGTCCAGATTTGGAAGAAGCTGCTAACACACGTAACCGTAACCTTGATGCAGATTCAGAAGAAGATTTTGAACAGGCATCTGACTTGGATGAAGAATATCCAAGGGTTACAATTAATAATATCACCGAATCAAAGGTTGGAACATATCAGGATGATGTTGTTAATGTAGGTGCAGCAGCACTTTCTTCAAGTGCAAATACCGTTCAGAGTCCTGAACCGGAAAATGTGTCAGATGACGCACCGGGAAGTGGTGATTACGAAGATTTACCCTTCTAAAAATTACTTAGAATAAAAGGGGGATAATTCAATCCCCCTTTATATTATCAAACGAATTTTAATATGGCTAAAGAAAAAGAAGTTGTGAACGAAGTTCCAGCAAATCCGTCAAGGAAACCTACCCCAATGAAAAAATTTTCATTGGATGATTTTAAGAAAAAAGCAGGTGCGATAACATCACCGGATAAACCTTTGAAATGGATTCCTGCATCAAAAGCACTGCAGACTGCAACTGGATTACCCGGATTTCCAATGGGTTATGTTAGTCTTGCACGTGGTTTTAGTAATACTGGTAAGTCAACAGCAATTTGTGAAGGTATTGTAAGTGCACAAAAAATGGGAGTGCTTCCAATTATTATTGATACTGAAAATAACTTGGGCAAGGAACGTTTAACTAAAATGGGATTTGACTGGAACGGTCCGCACATCCTCATCAAGAACGATTACTTGTTAAAAGAATTCGGTAAGAAGAAAGATAAGGATAGGAAAGAGGCTTCAATTGAAGACTTAAAAGACGCAATTGATTATTTTATCGATGAACAAGAAGCAGGAAACCTTCCTGTTGACATATTGTTTGCTATTGATAGTCTTGGGACACTTGACTGCAATAGAACAGTTATGGCACAAGAAAATAACACTTCCGACAACAACATGTGGAATGCCGGAGCATTTGAAAAGCATTTCAAATACCTTTTAAATAATACAATACCAAGTAGCAGACAGGAAAATCGTCCTTTCACCAATACCGTTATTGGTGTTCAGAAAATTTGGATTGATAGCATGGGTGCTGGTGTGGTTAAACATAAAGGTGGTGAAACATTCTTTTATGGTTCACGTCTCATATATCATTTTGGTGGTGTGGCAGCACATGCAACTAAAAAGGTTGATGCAACAAGTAAGAATCGTAAAGTTACATATGGTATTCAAACGGTTGTAAACGTAGCGAAGAACCAAATCGATTGTGACCTTGGCGGTGTTTCATTTGAAGGTGTAATAATTTCAACCCCACATGGATTCATAATTCCAGAAGAAATCGACCAATATAAAAAGGATAATATTCTTTATTTCCGTAACAGACTTGGTGCTGATATTAATGCAGAAGACATTAAAGATGAATTTACTGAAATAAAAGAAGGCGAAATTTTGGAAATTGAATGAAAACCAGAACTTTGTTAGTGGATTCTTCTTATCTTTTACAACGTTCATATCACGGAGCAAAGGACACCTATACGTCTAAATTTGGACATATAGGTGGACTTTATTCTTTCATGACAACCATTCGTAAACTAATAAAGGAGCATATGATTAATAAGGTTGTGCTCATTTGGGATGGGGAAGGTGGTGGAGTAATGCGCCATCGTATCGATAGGGAATATAAAGCCAATCGAAAAAATAAGGAATGGTATAGAAAGATTGAACTATCTGCTGCGGAAATCCGCAGGGAAAAAGCTAAAGAAGAATCCATTTTAAAACAAAGAAAACGCATTCAGGCATATGCGGAGCAATTATATTTAAGACAAATTGAAGTCGATGATGTTGAAGCTGATGATTTAATCGCAGCATATTGTCAGCAATACAACAACAAAGAAGAAATCTTTTTGTATTCAAATGACAGGGACTTTGCACAATTGCTTGATTTGAATATCACAATCATATTCCCAAATATCAGTCAACCAGTTACCAAAATTAATTATATGATGTATTTTAAGCATCATTATTCGAATGCGTTGGTGCTTAAAATAATTTGTGGTGACGTATCTGATAATATAAAAGGAATTGAAGGGATAAAGGAAACAACGTTATTAAAATATTTTCCAGAAATGGAATATAAGCATTTATCGGTTAGAGAAATATGTCAAAAAGCCGATGAAATGAATAAGCAAAGAATTATTGAAAAGAAGCAGCCACTTAAAGCACTTGAAAATTTATTGAAAGGCGTTGAAAGATTGAAGATAAACTATCAATTAGTTAATCTATCAAAACCGATGTTAACGGAAGCAGCAATTGAAGAATTGCAGCAATTGGAAATGCCATTGTTGGAGTCGGATGCAGAGGGAAAAGAGAAAAGAGGGGAGAGATTATACGAGTGGATGGTTAAAGAAGATGAGTTTTTATCAGTATATGGTAGCACATATCCCAATTACATAGAACCATTCTATACTGTAATCATGCGTGAAAGACAATTACTTAAAGAGTATGAGAAAAAAAATTTAACTACTTTGTGAAAAAGTCTTTCACTTTTGCCGGATTCCAATTATATTTGTGTCAATAGTATTAACCATAAAAAATAAATCAAATGAACGAGAAAGAATTTAATAATGAGTTTAGGTTTTCACTGTATCAGGGTAATGTTTTGTTAGGTGAAAAAGTTTTCGATGCAGACCAGTTTAACCCTTTTACAAGATATTCCATTGATATAAGGGAAATATTGCCCCGTGCAATAACTAAACTCCAAAAAGTGCTTTCAAAAAGAAGTTATGTGACGGAGTTAAACGAGAGACTTGATTTGTTTCAATATCATCAGAAAATGATAAGTTTATATCCACAGGAATATAGGGGGGGTATGCGTTATAATCCACAACCAATTGTTCAGCAAATTGAGGAAAAGGTAATTCGTGGTGTTGAATGTAAAATCGGTTTTTATATTAACGATAAAACCATAGTTGAAAGGCTGTTTTATGTTGATGGTTTCAATCCGGTTGCACGCTGGTCGGTTGATTTAATTGACACAGTTGTTGAGGTTGGAAACACAATTTTCAATCACATAAAAAGGGACGACATTGATAATATGTGGGATGATTATGATTTAATTAACATCAAAGGATTATCAATTAATCAAATCAGAGAACTTCCCCCGGCAAAAAGAGAAGAAATGCTGCGAAAACTCAGGAAGAACTGAGTTTAAATAATATTGGGCAGTTGCTGTGCTCTTGGTTTTTAAAATTAGATTCATAATTATTTTTATTCTTTATATATTAACAGCAACTGCCCTTTTTATAACATTATTATAAAATGGCAGATAGTACAGAAAATACTTTTACAGCATATCTCGGACCGGAATTTCAGCAACGCCTTATGTGGCAATTGCTTGTAGAACCAGAATTTGCAGAAAAAACCATACCGAATTTAGCTATTGAATATTTTGATGACCCCAATTTAAAGAGGTTGTTCATCATTATGCTTGAATACTTTAAGGAATATGAAAAAGTTCCAAACCTTCAAAATCAGAGTATTCATCAGGCAATCAACAAATACAAAACTCCAAATAATTTAATTGAAGAAGAATCGTTATTTTCTGTTATTAAAAGAATTACACTTTGGAACGAAAGAATTTTAAATAAAGAAATGCTTCATGATGGTTCTGTTGTTCAAAAGGAAACAAATACTTTTATAAAACAACAGGAATGGAGAAAATTTGCTGAATTTATTCTTGATAAAACAAAGAGTGGTGAAATAAGGAGAAAACACGTACTTGGTGAAATTGATGAGAAAATTCAAAAAATTTCGCATATTGGTGATGAAGAAGATTATGGTACTGAAGTAATTGATAATATTGAAAAAGCGTTAAGAAAAGAATTTCGTCAGCCAATACCGACAGGTGTTGATGTACTTGATGCTGTTACTGGTGGTGGACTTGGTAAAGGTGAAATTGGTGTTATATTAACTCCGTCAGGTGTCGGAAAGACCACACTACTCACCAAGATTGCTAATTACGCATATGAGGCTGAGAAAAATGTGCTTCAAGTCATTTTTGAGGATACTACGGAACAAATTCAGCGTAAGCATTATGCTATTTGGTCGAAAGTTCCGTTAAGCAAAATGGATGATGATGAAGAAAACAAGAAAGCATTTAAAATTTGTAACGAAAAAGCTGAATCAATGAAGGGCAAAGGTGTCCTTCTTATTAAAAGATTCAGTCAGGAAAATACAACAATGCTTGACATTCGTAATTGGATGATTAGGCATCAAAAGAAAACTGGAATTAAGTTCGACATACTTATACTTGATTATCTGGATTGTCTTGAATCACACAAGAAAACACCGGATAGAACCGAAGCTGAACTTCAAATTATTAAATCATTTGAAGCGTTAGCATCAGATTTTGACATACCAGCATGGACGGCAATACAGTCAAATCGTTCTGGTTTTGATTCACAATATGTAGAAGCACACCAAATTGGTGGGAGTATTAAAAGAATACAAAAGGCGCATTTGTTCATGTCAGTTGCAAAAACAAAAGAACAAAAAGAAGCACAACTTGCAAATATCAGGATTATTAAAGCCAGATTTGCACAAGACGGTCAGACATTTGATGATGCAATATTCAATAATGATACAATGGAAATTCGTATTGAAGACAGCAGATACAAATATGCTCAAGTCAATAAGTATGCAAAACATTATGGTGAAAAAGATATTGAGAATCTTGAGGAAAAAAATAACGAGATGACCAAAATTCATACACATCTTTCTGATTTTGAAGGTCAATCAATTGAAAAGGTAAATGATATTAGGATAGCTGATGTTGTGCCAGATAAGAATGCTGAATATAAAGAAGCTTTTAATTCGATGTATAATAATTCTAATGGAAATGATAATACTGTAAGTGGTGATATTGAAAAAGTGCCAATATTGAAAGATTTTATAATGAATAATGAAAATGTATATCCTTTAACTGAAAAGCCAAATGATGATATTTTGGAAATTGATACTGAAAATGATGGTATAAGTGAGGGAGTAAATGAGGGTGTAAATAATAATGATGATGCTGTAACTGATACTGTAAATGATACTGAAAATACAAATATTGAACAAACAGATGCGGAAACTATAGCTGAAATTGAAAGATTAATGAAAGCTAATGTGGACGAAGCACCTTTTGAATGGAATGGGGAATCTGGGGCAACAACTAATGAAATTGTCGTACAACCTGAAGTAAAAATAGAAGATATTAAACCAGAGCCAATTTTTGAGGCAAAAAATACTCAACTAATTGACCCTGACGAAGAAAAGTCACATCCAAGTGTGTTTAAAATGCTTGAAGAGTACCGTAGAAAACAGGGAAATATAAGAAAAGAATAAAATTTTTTCTTATATTTATGACTTTTCCAAAATATCATCGTATTTATAAATCCAGACGTGCGATAAAACTTTTTTTTCATTTTTTTTAAAAATTTTTTGAAAAATACTTGCACAGGAAAAAAATGTGTTTTATATTTGCACCGTCTAAGAGACAAAAACGTTCTTTTAACGATTGAAATTTTTTACATGGGGAGATAGCAAACAAAAAAACGATAAATACTATCTCACTGCTCTCGAAAGAGAGAACTTGTAGTGTTTTCAGTAAAGGTAAAGCAATTTGTGTTGAAAACAAAAGATTGTAGGTTCAAGTCCTACTCTCCCCACAAAAATAACTTTAAGCTAAAATCGTAAGATAATGGGCAATGAAGTTAAAGAAAATCAGTTGGGTATGCCATTGGGTACTGCATCTGGTAAACTTAGAAAACAAATACTTTTTCATTTGTTGAAAAAACACGGTGAAAATATTTGTTATAAGTGTGGGAATGAAATCAAATTTGTTCATGAATTAAGTATTGAACATAAAAAAAATTGGCTTCATTCCGAAAATCCGGTGGAATTGTTCTTTGATATTGATAATATTGCTTTTAGCCATCTGAAATGCAACAAATCTGAAAACAACAAGGGTGGTTTTTATAAAAGGATTAATGTTGCTGAAGGAAATTCATTTTGTTCTAAATGCCGACAGGAAAAAGATAAAAATGAATTTTATGTGAATAAACAAAGATGGAATGGTGTTGGTGGTCATTGTAAAAAATGTATCTCCGAATCAAATAAAGGCAGAAAAAGATAAGTGAGAAACGGCTTGTTATTACAGTACAGAAATTAACTCAGTTGGATAGAGTGTCCGCACGTCAAGCAGAATGTCATCGGTTCAATTCCGATATTTCGATTAACAAAATAACAAACAAATTATCTCACTTCATATTGCGGGGTGGTAGCAGTCCGGTTAGCTCGTCTGGCTCATAACCAGAAGGTCGAGGGTTCAAATCCCTCTCCCGCTACAAAGTGAAGAACTGATAGTGTATACAGTAAAGAATGTTGCAGAAACAATGCCGTCCATGAGTGACGGCAGGTTTACCCGAACACTAACAAACTTCTTCCAAAATTATAAAGAAGAACTGATGGTTTTTACAGTAAATTTGACAGTAAATCAGACTCTTACAACACAAAGACCAACAAATTTCTTCTAAACTTATTGAAATTCCCGGTTGTCCCTGTGGCAACACAAACTTCCGGGTAACGTACTTTGAAAATATTAGGGAAAACGAAAAGTGTTTACAGTAACGGTGGTTCAACTCCATCATTGTCTACCAAATTATGACAATTAGCCAAGTGGTTAAGGCACAAGTCTCTTAAACTTGCAAACAAAACAAAATACTTTTAAATTGTTCCCTTAAATTATTGAGAGTGGTAAGCTGGGAATGCAAAATTATGATAATGCATATTAAAATTCAGAGCATACCCCACCGCTCGAAGCCTAACATTTGAAGTAGCACTGACGGGTGCTCGGTTAAGAATGGTTTTTTGGTCACAGTCGTGTGGCATTTTTTTCAAAAAATTTAAACTTTTATGGAAGAACTGGCTGTGTTTACAGTAATTGAAACATGCAATCTCCCCCGTGTGAGAGGGGAGACAACTTACAGGCAATACAACCGCACTTCTTCTCTTATTTTGAGAAGCAGAGTTATTCCAGACATAAACGGGTGGGGATTGATAGAGAAATCTGTCAACTCACCCGTTTTTTTTTTTGATTTTTTTTGACGTTCTTTGTAACATTTTGAAAATAGTATCGTATAAGTACTTGTTTGTTGGAAAAATATTTTTATATTTGGCATCATTTAAATTATCAACATGGAAGAACTTATTAAAATCAGAAAAAGCATTAAAACCGGAAGTCCGGTGGTAAATGCAAGAGATTTACATGAATTTCTTGAAGCAAAACAAGATTTTTCGAACTGGTTTAAAGGACGAATAAAGAAATATCAGTTCATTGAAAATGTGGATTACGCTCGAATTTTTTACGATATAAATGGTAATGTAATACCATTCGCTAAAATTAGCGAGTCTGATTCACAGGCATTTGAAAGGATATATCGAATCGAATATGCACTGACTTTGGATTGTGCCAAAGAACTTGCAATGGTTCAAAACAATGAAAAAGGTAGACGGGCACGTTTATATTTCATTGAGGTTGAAAAGAAGTACAGGGAAATGAAAGAAGAAGCAACAAGACCTGCACTTTATACGATGTCAGATACTGCAAAAAGGTTGAAATTAACCGATTATTGCGGTAAAATTGGAAGAAATGGTTTGCTTAATATTTTGGAACGTAACAGGATAATCAAGAAAAACCATCAACCACTTCCAAAGTACGTGAAGATGGGATATTTTACAACGAGTCCGGTGAGGGTGACAGAAGAAGGGATGAAATGGTTGAATCAGATGCTCTGTGTTGAAAAAACCAGCGACAATACAGAATTGAAAAAGGAAATCGCTGAATTGCGTGAAACTCAAAAAATGTTGGTTGAAGGTGTTGCGTGTGTGGTGGAAACATTATTGTTTAATAAGGGTGGACATCGCACAGAAGAACAAAATAGAATTGCTGTTGGTCATTTACAGCGTTTCTTGGACAAAGCAAATGGACAAAAGGCACTTAATTAATAAATATAAATAAAGGTAAAATTATGAAAGAATTGGTATTGACACAAAAATCGCTTGCAACCGTTAGGCAGTCATTAATTGACGGTCTTACTATTGCTTCTGGTGCTAAGAGCAGTGCTACTTACTACCACGGAAAAGACGAACAATTGAAGGCTATCCAGACTCAAATCAAGAGTTTGTATAAACTTTCAAAGGAACTCCCGTTGATTGTAGCAAGTCAAAAGGGAGCAACAGGTAAATTCGTAGCTGAAGTTCTTTTGAACGAATTTCAGAATACGTTAAAGGGTGGAGCATGCAATATTGTCAATCCAATTGACTGGTATGATAATGGATTGAGCGATAAGGCAGTCCTTACCGCATTGAATAACCTTGGCGAAAACGGTTTGCCTTATGTTCTTCGTTTATTCGTAGACTTGAAGAACGCAAAGGTTAACAACGAAAGGTCAAGGAAGATTGTGCTTGGCTTTATTTGGGGTCAGGACAACCTTGAATTCTATGCGATGAAGTACCGTAACAAACTTGCCGAAATTTTGAGGCACGTGTATGGTAAGAAGATGACTTCTGTATTGCTTTCAATTGCTGGCAAAGCAGCAAATGTTGGTGAATTTGTTGTTGGAAATGAAAAGGAAATGAAGATTTTGAATGAATACATATTAAGGTATTACAATGGTGAACCTATGAAAGCATTCAAACTCTTGCTTTTCATTTTCAAGAAAGATGCTGGTGTTACTTATGGTGCAACTGAATTTCCTCTTTTGAGTGAATATCAGAAGGCAAAGACTGACATCACTGGTATCAAGAGCGTTCCTGAAGAAGTATTGCTTGGTTTGATTTCAAGTGTAAGGCATCCTCAGTATCACTCAATGTGGTCAACAAAAATCCAGAGAGAAGCAACAAAGGCTTTAATCAGGAAGAATGTTACAGTTACTTCTGTAAACCAGCAGGTTCGTCAGACCAAATCAACTGCAAAGTTGGGTGTTGAAAAGACTGTTGACATGGAAAAGGCAACTGACTTCTTGGCACTTTACAAGACTGGTTATGAAACGAGGTTTACTGACGAAATCATGTCAGCAATTGATAAACTTGCAGACAAGAAAAAGATTGCAGGTTTTTTCTACCAGAACATCGGTATCATTGTTGACAAGAGTAATTCAATGGACGGTCATCAGGCTGAATCAAAGAATACTCCAAAGGCAGTGGCAGATTTTACTGCAAGGGTATTGAGCAAATCTGCAACCAACAGTTGCAGTATTCAGTATACTGATGGTGAAGTTACTGACTTGGCAAGTTCATTCATTGGACTTTTGAAGAGTGAAAATCCTTCAAAACCATATGATGCAATCTTTATCTTAACTGATGGTTACGAAAATGCATATGACGGATTGACTAACGAAGTTATTTCAATCTGGAAGGCAGAAACCGGAAGGAATATACCGATGTTCCAGATTTCACCAATCGTAAGTGCTGAAATGGGTGCTAACGTAAGGAAACTTGGTTCAGGTGTCGTTACGATGGCTATAAACAACCCTGCTGCATTGCAGCCTCAGATTAACGCAAGGTTGCTTGAAATTGACACCAAGAGGTGGCTTGAAAATCAGGTTCTTGCTCTTGAAGCAGCACCTGTTAAGAGGAATAAAAAAATTAGTATTAACGCTTAAAATATCATATCATGAATACAAGAGATTTCACAGAATTGCTCAAAGGTTGCCGTCCGGTTAAAGACAGGGATGGAAACATCATCGTTCAGTCAATTTTGAACATGCAAGTTGTATGTCTCACGACTGACAAGGAATATTCTTTGGATGAACGTTTTGCGAATCCATTGACTGCTGTTCAGGCTGGTAACAGTTCATATGGTCAGATTTCCTTCACAAATAAGGAAAATAAGGAAGTTATTCTTCCTACTCAGATGGCTGTTATGACCAAGCAGAGTGCTCAGAATCATGGTATGACCAAAGCAGGTTACGTTGAAAAGTATGGTAACGTTACTTATCACGATGCTGGTTGTGTTCAGGGTGGACAGACTGGACATTTTCGTGGTACTCAGGAGTTCCGTATGCTTCCAGTAACCATGCGTGAAATGGTGTTTGATACTGTTGGTCAGCCAAGTTCATATGGTAGGATTTATCCCGCTATTCAGAAACTTGGTATTGACACTCAGTCAAATGCAGGTAACTACCTTAACGTGTACTTCGAAAAATATGACAAGAAACTCGAACAGTTTATTGCCCACTTTGAACGTCCACGTAACCTTATCGGTATCATCGTACTTGTTGACGGTGAAATTGTCGCAATCGACAAATTCCCTTCATTCACTTACGCTGAACAGGTATGGGACTTGATGATTCGTGACTGCTATGGTTCACTTGCAATCATCAGTGAATTGAAGAACAAGTCTTCAAACCAGAACTTTACTACAACTTATAATGAGTTGAAGAAAAGTCATCAGGAAGAGATTGTTGACTTGCTTGAAAGGGCATTGAAGAAAACCAAGAAATCAATGACTGACAGCGTTCAGGAAAAGATTCAGGAACTTCTTGACCTTACCTTTGATGCAACTTTGGATGCTGAAGGAAACCCTTCTGCTGCAAGTAAAGCACCAAAGAGTTATATGCTCAAGACCGAAGGATACGTTGGTCAGGTAATAACTGAAAACGAATTCAACCATATGGTAAGTGTGGTTAAGCGTGAAAGGTTCGACCC